AAGCTTAGCCCCTTGTTGGTCCACCAATTTATCAGGTGTTTTTATCTTATCTTTTAAGCTCATGATCTACCCTCCTATAGTTTGTGTAAAAATGAACTTGATTATTATAACCCAAGAAACTACAATATGTAAATCATATTATTTAGGAGAAGTATATGAGCAAACAAAACGATATAACTTGGCTAGCTAATTACTATTTTAGGTCCAAGGCTATTGCAACAAAAAAATTAAAGGAGTTAAGTACTATGGGCGTTCAACCAAAGCATAAAGAAAGAAAAGTAGATCAATACACATTATCTGGTTATATAAAGTTTTTAGGTCATAAAAAAGCAGCAGAAGATTTTAATTGTTCTGAAGCATCATGCAAATCCTGGAGGTATGGATACAGGCAACCATCTATAGCGCAAGCTAAACAGATCATCCAAGCAACAGAGGGAAGATTAGACTTTGAATCTATTTACGGTTCTATATCTGAAATTTTAGAAGAACAAAAATAGTATGTTCCAACTCAATATTACCGAGGATGACTCGTCCTTGGATATTGCGCTGGCTTATTATGATGATGGATATAATGTAGTACCTTTACAAAGATCTAACAAAAAACCTCCATCATTTTTAAAAGGCTGGGAACAATATAAGGAAACAAGACCCAGTAGGGAACTTGTAGAGTCTTGGTTTAAAGATAGAGACAATTTAGTTGTCGCATTAGTTTGTGGCAAGTTTGTTGTTGTTGATGCAGATTCACCAGAAGCTATGGATTGGGTAGAAAAGAATTTACCTGCTTGCCCATTTAAAGTTATAACTGGTAAAGGCATGCATTACTATTATAACAATCCAGAAAACTATACAACCTTTGCAACGAGAAGGACTAACGAAACACCTATTGAACGACTAATAGATATTAGAGGTGTGGGTGGTCTTATTATTGCTCCATATAACCGTCATGCCAATGGCCAAGTTTACAAGCCTGTTATGTTTCCAGATTGGAAAATACATGACCATACAGATCTTCCAGACTTTACTGAAAAAGAATACTTACAGATTACAGGAGTTCCTAAGATTGATAGCAGTAAACAAACGGCACCTTTCTCCTTGGATGGTGTGTTGGAAGGATCTAGAAATGATGGAGCTGCTAGAATTGCAGGTTATCTTATATCTAAAAATGTAAACCTAGAATTTGTAAGAGTCTTTTTACAAAACTGGAATAAGAATAATAATCCACCACTACCGCAACAAGAAATAGATTCAGTTGTTGATAATGTTAAAAGAACACACGACCGTAAGAATCAGATAGCTCCATTATTCATTCAGTCAACTGAAAGCATTACACCACCCAAAGATCTATTTTCACCACCTGGACTGCTTAAAAGTATGTTTGAATTTTGTGAGGATATTGCTCAAGTTCCACAACCAGAACTATCTCTTGTAGGGGCTTTAGCATTAGCAAGTGTTACTTGTGGCAGATTGTATAGAACAAACATGAATAACTTTTCTAGTATGTATTTTATGGGTGTTGCTAAATCTGGACAGGGTAAAGAAAACATCAAAACATTTATTGAATCTGTATTAAATGCTTCAGATCAAAACAAGTTAATTGTTGGTGATGGTTATACATCAAGTGGCGCTGTTCACTCTGTTCTTAAAATAAGACCAACACAAATAACAATTATGGATGAGTTCGGTAAAAGACTTGAGGCTATAAGTAATGCTGGTAACACAAACAAAGAAGATGGCATACAAACGCTTATGGAAGCTTGGGGACGTTGCCATGGGACTCTACGACCAGACAACTATTCGCTTATGGCAGTACAAGAAGAGTACAAAGAAAAGATGATGAATAGAGTTACACATAAACCAGCTATTACATTAGTTGGATTGTCTGTACCCAAAAACTTTTACGGCGCACTTAACAGCGGAAGGATAGCAGATGGTTTTCTTAACAGGTTTGTAGTTGTTGAATCTAATGAACCAAGACGTGTTGGAGATCTAAAAAGATTTAAAGAGCCACCTACAAGTATAGTTAATTGGGTTAACTATGTTCGTAGAATGAAAGGTAATTTATCTGATGCAGCAAGAGATAATGCAGAGTTAGATATAAACCAAACTGTACTAGAGTTTGATAAACCGTCAGAAGAATTGTTACAAGACTTTGCTCGGGAGATTATTAAAAGACAAGACATATTAGAAAAAGATAACTTAGAGCCTTTGCTTAGTAGATCCAGAGAGAAGGCTATGAGATTGTCTTTGCTTGCTACTTTAGCTTCTAGTGCTGATGCAACAAAGATTACAGCCGATATAACTAAGTGGGCGATTGATTACATTAGATACTATGATCTTATGTTTATTGAAGCTTGTAGAGATAAGGTAGCAAGTTCTGCAACAGAGTCTAAGATCAAGCAAGTCTTATCATTTATTAGATCTAGAAATGGAGAAGGCATATCTAAAAGAGAAGTAGATAGGCATGAACTATTTAGAAGTATGAAGTCATATGAAGTTAAAGAAATTATAGAACGATTAAAAAATGCTGGAGAAATCCAGGAAATTGAAATAAAAGTTGGGGGCAAAGGTAGACCAACCAAAAGGTTTGTTGCCGTAGATCCTAACTTCTTTGAGGAATAATATGAAGACACCATCATTAGAAAGCAGAGAAGATCAGAAACGAGAAGAACGAGTAGCAGGATTTTTAGAGGGCCTTTGGGGGGTTAGTTGTCATAAGTTACCCACAAGTTATTCATTAGATTATTGGATAGAATCCCAAGAAAAAAACTATTGGTGTGAAGTTAAATGTCGTACCTTTGCGTATGACAAGTATGACACTTTAATAATCTCTACGAATAAATTAAGAAAAGGATCTTCGTTTGCATTAGCAACAGGCGTACCGTTCATTATTGTTTATGCTATGACTGATGGTATTTATATGCATGAATGGAAGAAAGATTTTGTTTATGATGTCAGAATGAACGTAAGTGATAATCCTACCTATGACGAAGATAACGAGCCTTACATACATATACCTTTAGAAGATTGGATCTGTTTATCAAACAAGCCTTTGGGTATGGATCGTAATGAAATAGGTTTCTAATGAGAAAGAATGCACCAACAACCAAACTTACTAAAGAACAAGAAGCTTGGATGGAGAAACAAAAGTTATATGCAACTCACCCTATTTATAACAATGCTTTAATAAGAAAGATCTGTAATGACTTTGATGGGAAAGTAATTGAAGTAAACGGTAAAAGTATTACCCAAGCCTAGAAGGTCTACCGAATAACTGTTCGTCTAGATCTAATCTTTCTTGTGATAAAGGATCTAGGTTAGGCATTTCAATTGATGAAATATCTGGAAGAGGTATGTTTTGAACAACAGGCGCTTGAGTTGAACGTAAGTTTTGCCTTGCTTCTTGCTCTATATCTTCTACTCCAGTAACGGTTTGATTTATTAAATCTTTTGCAGGATTTAGTAATTCTTCTAATTCTAATTTGGTAACGGCTCCATTCATAATATCTCTGGTTATAGATCCAGCTTCTTCAGCTTGCAAACCTAACTCTCTGATTAAAGTTTGTCTGATAGCTTGTTCGGTCATATCAACAGCAGTTATGATTGAACCTTTGTCTGTTTTAGATGCCGCTTGTACAAAAAATGGAGAAGCGAATAGTTTTCTAGCAACAGCTAAAGATAAAACCGTAGGCAATACAGCTATTGGATTAAGAGCCAAGCTAGCACCAATACCAGCAGCGACCAATCCACCAGCTGCTCCGCCTCTTCCTGCTTCTTGTTTAGTTAATATATCAATTTGTTTTTGAAAGTTTCTAAGACTTTGAGTAAGTTCTTTGCCAAACATAGCATCTAGAGTTTCGTCTCCATAAGAATCTAAAGCTGTTTTTAAATTGCCTGGTTTAAATAAATCTGTAATTCTACCTTTACCATTTAGATCTATAGATTTAGACAAAAGCTTCTGCATACTTGCTTGCTGTATGCTGGTGAACACTTCATCACTTACGGTATCTTTTAAGATTTGAATGTTTGCATTAGCGTTAGGTCTAAAAATTATGTTAACCGTCTCGTCTATTCCTTTTAATGGTAGTTCTGAAATAGCTTTATTAGATTCTAATTTAATTCTATCTTCGGAAGCTTTAGCCAATTGTTTTAAGCCTTGGACAAATGCAAGGCCTTGATCACTAGAACTTAATCCTTTGATGTTAGTTGTAAAATCATTTACTAAATTTTTAATGTCTTGAGGTTTTAACCTTGGATTGATTTTATTAACTTGAGCGATAGTGTCTCTTACAAGTTTAGCTGTGTTTCTTCCTGTAGCAGAGTCAGTAAATAACGAATCTAATTTGCCAGGATAATCTCTTTCAAATTTATTTATTTGTTTTGCAAATTCAGTAAAGTTAATTGATTCGTCAACCACATCTGTTGATGCTCTAAATGCATCAGCAAATAATCTTTTTTTAATTTGTGCTTTAAGTGTTTGTTCGGCATTAGCTGGTTTACCCGCCTTAGCCATATACTCGTCATATTGTTTTAAACCAGCAAATATGTCATCTAAATTTTTCTTTTCTCCATTTAAGATAACTTTTTTATAAACATCATCTGCATCAAATGCACCTTTCTGAGAATTAGAAATAATTTTTTTAATTTCCAATCTATCAAATGGAGCCATTCTTTTAGCAGCAATTCCATTTACTTCTCTTAATTGAGCTATTGCATTATTTACTTGTTTTAAAGCTAAGTTGTTAAGGCCCTCATCAAAAAACTCAAGATTATCTCCAAAAGCGTCTGGATTTAATTCTTGATTTCTTTTTAATACTTTTGCTAATTCAGTATTAAACTGAGATTCTCCTTCAATTTCTAATTTACTTAGTATGCTATCTGGTTGTCCTCTTTTAAAAACTTCTCCATTTTGATTAACTCTAGTGTCATCAAGCTTACGCATTATTTCTATAATAACTTTTCTTTCTGGGCTAGCTTCTAAGGTATCCCTTGATATAGTATTTAGTTTTGAGTAAGCATTTCTTACATGAGATAAACTTACGGGTTTAGTGGGATCAGCCACATCATTTTGAAATTTTATAAGTGCTTGTTCTATCTTTGCAACAATACCACCATCTAACTCGTCTTTATTATTTACACCCCAAAAGTAATCTGCATCTTTATGTTGTCTAATTAATTTTCTAGAATCTTCAATACTGTCATTAATAACATTTCTAATAACTCTATCTAAGCTAACCGCTATACTTTTATCTACTCCAGTTTTTCCCGCTGTAGATGTAAGCTCGCCAAACATGCCATCAACATTTCTATATTTTTGACCAAGATCCATAATTACCTCTCTTCTGGCCCTTGATAAATTATTTTTTAATTCTTCTCCCAACATTCTTCTGGTTGGAGCCTCACCATAATTACCAACCTCAATTGCATCATCCACAACATCATCTAATAATTTTCTTAATTGTTGTGTAACAGTTTGTTCTTTTAATCTTAATTTTTGTAAGCTTGCTTGCACCTGTTCATCAAGACTACCTTTGGTTGCATCTGAAATAGATTTTTGTAGTAAAGCATTTTCACCACCAATTTCTTTTAATAAACTGTCTACTTCTGCTCTTAAATATAAAGCTGTTTCTTTATCCCTGGTGTTACCAAGCACCTGTTCAGAAATATCTTGTAATCTTCCAGGAAGCTTTCTACCTAAAGTTGCTTGAGACGCAAGACCAGCAAAATTAAATTGTTTTACTTTACCGTCCCTAATCGCTTTAGCAATTTGTCTTTCGGTAGCTTCTTTTCCAAGGCTTGCATCTAATTTTAATATATCATTAGCAGATCGACCTTTGGCCATCTGTCTGTTTAATCTTAAATCTTTTGTTGGTGCGTTCTTGCCTAAAAATAATTTAAAGCCCATTCCAATAAGTTCACCCACACCTTGACCAATAGATCCAAATAAAAACTCACCACCAAATAAATCTTTCAATTCATCTCTTTCTTGAAGTTGAAAACCTTCTTGATAATCTAATGCTTCTTCCGCGGCCTTACCTACGGATGAACCTGTTCCAGCAGCAACCATTCTTGCTATTCTGGCTCTACCGCCAAATGCAGCTGTTAGTCCTTTAATAAGTCTTAATTGGGGTGACATAAGAGCAATTGCTCCTCCTATGGGTCCAGCAATACCAGCAAAGTCTGCAAGATCTCCAGTTTTAAAACCAAAATCATTTTCATCAATAATAGTATTTAACGGTAATTTTGACCCGTCAGAAAGCTCTCTATATTGAATAGGCAATCCTAACTCTTCTAAACCTGTAGGGGTTAAAGCTACTTGTCCTTTAGTGTTTCTTGTAAAACCTGAAGATCCTACAAAATTACTTAAAACTTGATCTTGTTCTTTAAATCCAATAATTCCACTTGTTTCAGCTCTGGCTAATTGCGCTCTTAAATTTCTAAGAACACCTTCTTTTTCTGTTCCTTTATCTACTTTTCTTTCAAAATCGCCTCTAACGCCTGTTTCATAATCAAAATTTAATTTGTCATAAAACGGAGAAACAGCACCAGTTGCAATTATTGCTTTAACCTTTTTCTTTGCTTCATCTTCTGTATCTGCATCTACGAACTCAAATACATCCTCGGCAATATTAACTTTGTACCTAGGCATTATAAAGTTGTCTCAATATAACCTGCGGCGTTTTCACCAAGTTTATAATTTTCAATATCATCAAAACTAAAACCAAGAATTCTATTAATTAATGATTCATTAGCCATTAATGCTGGAGAATTATATCCTCCTTGCCCTATTGCGTTAGCTCTTGAAATAACCGTTGATTGATCTTTTCTCATACTCTCTACAATATTATCTCTGCTGTTAGTTAATAATTTAGAAAGTTCTGCTGGTGATGTCCATATATTTACATTACCAAATATCCTAGCAACAATATCTCTGTCTAAATTAGAAATAGTTTTACCTGATTCTCCAAGAATTTGTCTTACAGATCTTTGTGCTGTTACATCAAGTATAATTTGTGTTTTAACTGCTGGGTCTAATTTTTCCCATTGTGTTTCTCCATAACCAGCAGCATTTCTTATTTTGTCGTTAATTTTAGAAAGAAAACCTCTTGCACCAAAAGCTCCAGGTTCTTTTATATCTACATTAAGAATTTGATTGATATCACTAACAATTCTTTCACTTTCATCAAATTGAGAAAGAGCATTTCCTATATCGTCTTCAAATCCAGTAAATGTTTTTATATCGCTTGGCTTCATACCTTCAGCTGCTTTATTTCTCGCTTCTAAATCTGCTTCAGCTTTAGCTAACCTCAACTTCATTCGGTAATCTCTTTCTTCTTGGTCAGCCATTAATTCTCTTGCAGCTCTTTCTTCAGCAGCTTTAGCTGCACCACCTGCAAGACCTGCGCCCATCTGACCAGTTCTTGTAAGCTCACCACCTACGTTTCTAATAAAGTTAAGGAATCTATCAGAGCCAAAGAATCCTGGTTGATCTAATTTTCTACTTATAGGATCATTTTGTTTTCTAAGTTCTTCTTGTTGTTCAATACTTGCACCTACAATAGGCATTTCAATTTCTGGAAGTTTAGGAATTGCAGCATCATCTATTGTTGCTCTAAATTCATCTTGAGATAAGCCGCCAAACTTAGCTGCATTTTCTGCCAAAGTGTCAGCTTCAGTTTTATCTACATCTACCTTTTGTTCTATCGGTTTAATTTCATCTAATAGAGTTGCAATCTCATCATCTTGTTCTAATCTTCCTTCAGGCAATAAATTTCCAAACTCATCTCTACCAATCATTTCTTTTTCATAAGCTAATCTTCTGGCTTCTAAAGAACCAGGACCACCTTCAATACTCAAAGTTTCACTTGTAGTGATAGGTGTAGGGCCGCTAGGTCCGCTAACTTCTGTAACTTTAGCTGTATCTACAACGTCAACACCAGGTCTAGTTGGTCCAACAAACCCATCAATTTCTGATTGAAAGTCTTGTATTTGTTGCTCAGGGAGTGGTTGTAATCCCTCTCTTAATATAGCATCAAGCTCTTCTCTTGTTCTTCCTCCTCTAGCGCTTGTTTCTTCAAATCCCTTCAAACCTTCTCCAAAAAACGGAGAATCGTATTCGGCTATTGATTTAAGGCTAGCTCCTCCTATACCAGGAATGCCAAAGTAAGTTGAATCATCAAGAGCCTCTTTTGGCATAACATTTCTTACTAAAGAACTTAATACTGGACCATAAATTCCTTTTGCAACTCGCCCATAATCTCCAAAAATAGATTTATAACTTTGTGTATTTTGTACAGGATCTCTACCCAATAAAGGAGATGAGTAAGTAGTATCTACGGATGGGTCATCCTCAAAAGCAGGAATTTGTTTTCCAGAAATTACTTGGTTAAGGATTGATTGTAATCCAGGACTAAGAGATATTTGTCTGCTATTAGCGCTATTTTGTAAAGCAAATATTTCACTTTCAGGAAGAGATCTTAGCTGTTGCTCAAAGGTTGCAGGATCGTAATAGTTAATACTTTTATCTGTACCAATTATATACTCTTGATTAGCGCCACCACCATTTGAAAACATCTTTCTATTAAGAAAGTTCATATTAGTTTCCTCGGCCAGGTACTAAAGCTCCGTAAGCAGAGAAAGCTGCTCCAAGACCTTGAGCGCTTGGATCGGGAGCCATACCGTATGTAGAATCAATCTGACTTCCTGCTTGTTTGTAGCCAGGTAGTAAAGCACCAATACCCTGCATAGTTTGTAACGGCCTCATTTGCTGTTGCAACTGTTGAGTAAATTGTCTTTGATTTTGTAGATCTGCAATATTTCTACCAGCAGCACCTAGACCCATTAATTCAGATCTTTGACCTCTGTTTAATGCTTCTAAGTTTTGACCGATACCAGCAAGTTGACCGCCATATCCTGCTAACTGAGATCCTAATTGAGAAGCGCCAGCTCCTCTTTGACCGCCTATACCTAATAATCCACCAGCTAAGCCTGCTCTTGCAGCAGCTTCGCTTTGACCAAACTGTTGTAAGCCGCTGGCTAAACCTTGCTCTGCTCCTAATCTTGATCCAGCAAATCCACCTAAGCCTTGAGCAGCAGCTCTTTCTGCTTGTCTTTGCCTTTCAAACTCACCCATACCTGTTTGTTGTGCTTGTGAAAAACCTCTTGCT